AGTGCGGACACGTCTCCACAACACCTCGCAGGAGCTCATCGTGTTCACCCGCTGGCATGAGGACGATCTGATAGGACGCATCGAGCAGAGCGGCGAGCCGATAGTGGACGCCAGGACGTGGGAGGACGTCGACACGCTTCCGGAAGGCGCATGGCTGAGAATCAACTTCGAGGCACTGAAGACAGGTGAGCCTACGGAGCTGGATCCACGTCAGGAAGGCGAGGCGCTGTGGGAGGAGAGGCACAGCCGGGAGAAGCTGGAGGCGCAGCGTGAGCTCGACCCTGTGCAGTTCAACTGCCTGTACCAGGGAAACCCCGGGGGCGCTGAAGGCAGGCTGTATCAGCCGTTCAGGACATGGGTGGACAGGGAAGACTGGGGCGCACTCATCCGGACGGGCTGCTATGTCGACGTGGCTGATGAGGGTAGCGACTACCTGTTCGCTGTCTGCTACGAGGTGCGCCGGAGCCAGTCGCAGGTATGGAACGAGCAGAAGCGCAGGTTCGAGCCGCTGCTGTTCGCCCTGGTGCTCGACATGGAGATGACAGACGAGCCGACTGAGGTCACGACCGCCACGATTCCGAACCTGATTAACAGGAACAACGTCCAGAAGGTCTGGGTTGAGAGCAATGCCGGAGGCTCTCAGTTCGAAAAGGCGATCAGCAAGAAGGTGCGTGCCATGACGCAGCCGTTCCACCAGGGAGGGAACAAGGAGAGCCGGGTGCTCACATGCTCAGCCATGGTTAACGCTCAGGTCATCATGCCGTTCGGATGGGAGAGGAGGTTCCAGCGCATACACGAGCATCTGATGACATTCCTTCGCAACTTCAAGGCTAACCGCCATGACGACCCGGAGGACGCCCTTACTGGCGTGTACGAGAAGGAGCTTGCAGACGGAAACTTGATGCCATACGGACACCAGCAGAGGGGAGTTGTCAGGAGGAACTGACTTCTTTGGAAAAACTTTTTTTGTTTTCGCATGAAAAAACATTATATTTGCCGACGATCAGCAATCAGCAGAGGGTAAGTTGATGCATGATTTGATTTTATTCTATTCACAAATCCAAAAAACCAATCAAATTATGAGTATCTGTAAGTGCCCGGCTGCAACAGCATTGCCATCCATCGACGCAGTAACCTGCGGTGAATCCTTCGGGCAGATTCAGAAGGTAGCCTTCTGCAGGCTCACATCTGGTGGCGGCGTAAAAAACTCCTTCACTTCTGAGAGCGACATCAAGCTTAAGGCTTCATGGACAGCGAAGACAAGCGCAGAAGATTCGACTAAAATCGTGATATCCCCATATATCCAGGCTCCGACATCAGAGGCAGGCGCAGCCCGCACCTTCGGTGGCGGTAACGAGACCCTTGGAGGCGTGGAGGAAATCATCGGTCGTGAGCCGACAACATTCAGCGCAGTCCTTCGCCGTATCCCTCAGTCAATCATCAAGCAGCTCAAGGAGCTCCAGTGTGAGAGCTGGAACGACAACCTCGGCGTGTTCCTGTTCGACGACAACGGCAACATCGAGGCAATCAAGGACGAGACAACAGCGACGACCTTCTACCCGATTCCAATCCGCTCACTGTTCATCGGAGACAAAAACCACGGAGGATTGGAAGAGCCTGACAGCAACGCAATCAGCTGGACTTTCCTGCCTAACTACAGCGACAACCTCGCCATCGTGGCTCCGACAGACTTCAACCCGTTAACTGATCTGTAAGCCATGAACGCCAAGACCACCATGATCCCGCTTAAGTGCGACGCCCTGGGTGGTGTGGTGCGAGACTTCGAGTACAGCCACGCAGAGCGGCTGCTGAGAATGAAGGACAACGGAGGCTGGGTGCTCGCCTCCAATGATTACGAGTATATCAATGGCAATATCATACGACGACATCCGGAAGAGGCTCCGGGAAAACAGAAGAGGCGCAACCGTAAGTAAGGCGGTGCGCCATCAGAACCGCATCAGGTTCCACGCACAGACGGAGCTCTCCGCTTCCCTGGCTCAGCCTACTGCGGACTTCCTGGCGTTTGTCTCCAACCTGATACCTCACGACAAATTCAAGCTGTTCAAGGAAATGTTCCGCTATCCTCTCAAGACCAACGAGGTGACGGGCATCTGCTTCGACAAGCTGAGCCGTGTGTTCGACGGACGGAACCCTGCCTTCGAGTATGACTTTGCATCGCCTGAGGATCGTGACGACTGGGAGGACTACAGGCGCAGCCGCCTCCATGAGCCGGAGATCTGGCACACGGAAGGCTGGGAGCGCTTCAAGACTGACATCAACTCAGTCCTCGTCGTAGACCTCCCTGAGCATCAGGACGGAGAGAGACCGGAGCCTTACTTCTACTGGCTGCCGATTGACTGCGTCCTTGATTGGGACGGGCACGGTGACGACCTCGACCACATCGTCTTCACGACAGACCACGACAAGCGCATCGCTGTGATTGACGACACGTCATACAGGATCTACACAAGGGACGCAGGGCGCAACATAGGCAGCCTTGTGAGCGAGCATCCGCACGGGCTCGGTTTCTGTCCTGCCAGGTTCTTCTGGCAAGACGCAATTTCCCTGCGTGATCCGTACATCAAGCAGTCAGTCCTCACCAAGGAGCTTGAGAGCCTCGACTGGTATCTATTCTTCCACATTTCCAAGCGTCACCTCGACCTGTACGGCAGCTATCCGATATATTCCGGGTACGAGCAGTCCTGCGACTTTTCTAACGCAGAAAACGGCGACTACTGCGACGGCGGTTACCTGAAGAACAAGCAGGGTTATTACAAGCTCGACACCGCCGGGCTCCCGTGCAGGTGTCCGAAGTGCGGTGACAAGCGCATCGCAGGCGTGGGCTCGTTCGTCGAGGTTCCGATACCTGTGGAAGGTCAGCCAGACCTGCGCAACCCTGTCCAGATGCTTTCCGTCGACCGCTCCTCGCTTGATTACAATGTCACCGAGGAAGAGCGCCTGAAGGATGACATCATCGCCTCAGTGGTCGGCATGCAGGAGGAGCAGATGAGCACGCAGGCTGTCAACGAGAGCCAGGTTCGTGCCACCTTCGAGAGCCAGTCAACCATCCTCAACAGGGTGAAGAAGGGATTCGAGGCTGCGCAGAAGTTCGTCGACGACACAATCTGCCGGCTGCGCTACGGCGCCTCGTTCTCCGGGTCTGTCATCAACTACGGGACAGAGTTCTTCATCTACTCAGCGAGCGAGCTCCGGGAACGGTACAAGACAGCGAAGGAGAGCGGTGCGAGCGAATCAGAGCTCGACGCCCTGCAGAATCAGATCATCGAGACGGAGTACAGGACGAACCCTGCCAAGCGTCACCGTCTGATGCTGCTCTCAGAGCTTGAGCCGTACCGCCACCTGACGAGAGACGAGATGCTCACCCTGTACCGTGAGGGCGTCGTGACCTCAGACGAATTGAGACTTAAGCTTAACTTCATGGCTCTGATCCGCAGGTTCGAGCGTGAGAACACCAACATCCTTGAGTTCGGAAGCGCAATCCCTTACGAGAGGAAAATCGAGATAATCAAGGCGACACTGGACGGCTACGCCAAGGAAAGCGCAACCGACAAGGAAAATGAAGAGACGGAGACGTCCGGCGCCGCAAGTATTTAAAAAAAACAACAAAAAATCCATGCTAATCAAGACAGACGACGGCAAGCTGAAGGACGTGGCAATCGAGCAGGTGGAACCTGAGAACTACATCGTCCCGGAAGGCGAGGAGGAGCTGTACCACATCAAGCAGGAGGTGGTGCTCTTCTCACAGTCCACAGGCAGGCGCATGTCACGTCCACGCATCCAGATATACGATGCGAGGATATGGGAGCAGACGATGCGCAGACAGTTGAAGCTCGGCGGTTACACCGTAACAGTCCTCCACGATCCGACGGAAGCCATCAAGGCAAGAAAGGAACGTGAGCAGAAAATGCGTGAAGGGCTCAAGCCTAAGAACGCAGCCGCCAGGAAGAGAGAGTTTGAAGATGCAGTTCAGAAGGCTGTAGCCGCAGAACTTGCGAGGTTGACAAAAAAAACAATTTCAAAGGGTAAGGAATCAAATGCTGACCAAGGAACTACTACAGCAGAATGACGCTCTGTCCGCACTGACGGACGAGCAGATAGGCGTCATCGAGAATCTCTCGAGAAACGACGAGAACCAGGTGATAGGCAACCGCTTCGGCGAGGTGTACAGAACTTTTGACGAGAACATCGCCAAGGCTTCCGGCATCCAGAGGGACGGAGACGAGAAGACGTATGTGTACCTCGACCGTGTCCTCGGATCCCTCAAGTCAGGGAAGACAGAAGCGGAGAAGCAGGTCGCAGACCTGACGAAGGAGGTGGCACGCCTCAACAAGGTCATAGCAGACGGCAGCGCAGACAGCGAGAGCAAGAAGGCGCTGGCGCAGGCGCAGAAAGACCTGCAGTCGATAACGAGCCAGTACAACACGCTGAAGGCTGACCACGACCAGTCCGAAGAGCGCCACAGGAAGGAGCTCTTCTCGCTGCAGATAGACGCAGAGCTTGGAAGCGCCAAGACTGGGCTCAAGATCAAGCCGGGAATCCCTCAGACAGTCTCGGACATCATCATCAGACAGGCGACGCAGGCGGTCAAGGAGATGAACCCGGGATATATCGACGACGGCAAGGGCGGCAAGGTTCTCGCATTCAAGGACAAGGACGGAGCCGTGCTCCGCAATCCTGAGAACCAGCTCAATCCATATACCGCTGGAGAGCTTCTACGCTCAGAGCTCAAGAAGATGGGCATACTTGACGATGGAGTTCACCAGACAGGGACAGGGACGAGAGCTGAGGAAGGCGGCGGTACAGACGGAGCCGTGGACGTCAGCGGCGCAAGGAACCAGCAGGAGGCTTACGACATCATATCCAAGCAGCTGCTCAGACAGGGGCTTGTCAACGGTTCCCAGCGGTTCCAGGAAGCCATGAACGAAGCATGGAAAACAAACAACGTGGCATCGTTGCCTAAGGCATAGCCACATAAAGCGGTCAGAGGGTCAGACCTGAGCAACAGTTCAATTTTAAATCATCCAAAAAAACTAAGAACTATGAGTTTAGTAGCAACAAGACTTCAGAGCTGGCGTGTCGAGAATCCGGCACTTGACCGTAACATGACCCGTCCGCTTGAGTACGGAGCACTTGACTTCTTCGTGGGTCAGACTTACGCTCCCAACTCCATCATCTCTCCTGAGCTCCGTGACCGTGCCTTCGCAAGCATGGGCAACACCGTCCAGGTTCCAGTGATCAATTACGACGGAGACGTCACAGTAAGCAACACCCGCTCATGCGTCATCGCAGACGATGAGAACACTTCGGCATTTTACAATGTCGTGTGGACTACCTACTCCGTGGGCTTCACTATGGTTCCGGCTGCATACCTCAACAACGAGATCAGCTACGACCATGACTTCGCACGCAAGATGGAGAAGGTCTCCCGTGCTCTCGCCTCAGCTCTCGACACCGCAGCAATCGCAGCGCTCGAGGCTAACAAGACACAGGTGTTCAAGGATAAGCTCAACTACACCGTGACTGGCAACGTCATAAAGGTCGGCACACCTCTCGCAAGTGAGGTTGTCGGAGACGTCAACCCAATCATGCGTGCCAACGCATATCCTGAGCAGATCCACGTTGTAGGCAACGCAGGTGCTGACTCTCTCGTCCGCAAGCTCGCCCAGCACGGCTTGTACAATGACGTCAACAAGCAGCTTGAGTGGGACGGCAAGGTGTTCCACTTCACCACCAACCTGGCGAACGCTGCCGGCGATTACGCATCCTTCTACGCAGTGGCAGACGGAAACGTCGGCGTCCTCACCCGTGTAGACCGTGAGGCACTCCTCGGCACAAAGGCTAACTTCCACGAGTGGGCAACTGTAAACCTCCCTTACATCAACCTCCCTGTCGGCTCTCACTACTACACAGCCGTAGGCGACCAGTCCGCAATCGCAGGAGATGCGACAGCAGACCTCACCTGCGCCGTGAAGGAGTACTTCGGCTTCAGCGTGGACGTTGCGTTCGTGGTGGCTTACAACAGCGACCCGACTACCGTTGCAAATCCAATCATCAAGGTTGGCGTCGCATCACCGGGCACAGATCCAATCGCACGCCCTGTGTACGTTGTCAACGCCTCTGAATTTCCCGCCTAAGGACGGACGGAGGGACTACAACTTAGACTATAATTCAGATTTCGGCATCATCGCCGGATGACCCGGTGGGGGATGGGTGTTATCCCGTCTCCCACTTTTTTAAATCCTAACAAAGATGATCAGACTTAATGAGATAAAAAATGCGTTCGCCAGACTGATAGGCTGGCAGAGACATAGCCAGCTCGTCGCTTCAGGTGCCTGGCAGGAGATGGAGCAGGGCGAGAGCGGTCTGCTCTATAACGACGCACATCCTCTGATGACGCCGCAGAACATCGCCTCGGTCATGCCTGAGGATTACGTCCTGCGCTATCCGGAGTTTGCTGCCGGGACGACTTACAGCAAGGGAGACAAGGTGCGGACAGGGAAGACAGTGTACCAATGCCTGGAGGACGGGACGGCGGACGCTCCGTCTGGTTCTGCTGCGTGGACAGTGTACCCGGTAATCATCGACTATCAGGCTGAGCAGGTCGACAAGGGAGTGACTCAGATGCTGCAGCGGTTCACCGCAGACAAGTCAGTGGCTGGAGAGGGTCGTCCGCTTCTGGAGCGCCGCACGTTCTTCGACGGTGCGGGTCGCATCAGTGCGACAGCTGAGAACAGACACAAGCTGGTCGGCATGGAGATCGTGCCCGTCCGTTCCATGGGCGTGACTGTCAAGATTGAAAAAATCGGATTCCAGGGTGTAGGCGGTACGGGAACCATCCGCTTCTATCTGTTCCACAGCTCGCAGGTCGATCCGGTAAAGGTGCTCGACTTCAGTTACACCAGGACGAGCGGCGGCTTCCAGTGGTTCACGCCGTCAGAGGAGGTGACGCTCCCATACATTAGCGACGGGACGGACAGCGGAGGTGCATGGATGCTCCTGTACAACCAAGACGAGCTTCCGGAAGGTCTGGAGGCAATCAACGTCAGTAAGGACTGGAGCCGTGACCCGTGTGGAACATGCAACATCGGAAGCCTGGAGACATGGCGTGAGATAACCAAGTACATACAGATTTCTCCCTTCTGCACTCCTGCCCCTTCAACCTTCGCCGAATATCCGGAGATACCTGACATTGCGGTGCTGAACTACACCAACACAAGCAACTACGGCATCAACGTCGAGATTTCTGTAGGGTGCGACCTCACAGATTTCATCATCAGCCAGCGCAGCATGTTCGCCAACTGCCTGCAGATGCAGGTCGCTTACAATCTGCTCCGTACGATGGCGATGAATCCGGACGTAAGGGTCAACAGGAACCAGTCGAACGTGTCAAGGATGGACATCCTCTACGAGCTGGACGGCAACACACAGGGACGCAAGAGTGGACTTGGATGGGAGCTGGAGAAGGCATACAGGGCGCTGTCTCTCGACACTGCCGGAATTGACAGGATTTGCTTGCCTTGCAACAACCACGGCGTAAGATACAGGACTGTGTAGCTATGATCTCATCACTAATCAGCAGGGCGGAGAAGCTCCGGGACGGGCTCGAGGACGGTTCCATCATGAAGGGCATCGTGATGGAATATGAGGCTGAGCTGTGCGACATGAACACAGAGCGGCAGCTCTACGAGCAGGGCATCAACCGCCTCGGCGTGAAGCTGTCTGACTTCGCTCCATACTCTGAGACCACCGTAATGCTCAAGCGCATCAAGGGCGACCCGTACGACCGTGTGACGCTCCGTGACGAGGGGGACTTCCATGGAGAGTGGAAGGTCGAGGCAGACGACAAGGGCTTCAGGCTCACGACGTCAGACTGGAAGGAGGAGCTCCTTGGCAGGCATTACGGGAAGGAGATCTACGGACTGACAGAGGAGAACGCCCAGGAATTTACAACTGAATATATTAAGCCGGACTTGCTCCGGATAACCCGTGAAATCTTGTTAAGCTAATGATGGAAAGAATCTTAAAAAAGGAGAATCCAAGGCTTTTCGACCTCGCATTTTCATTTATCCAGGACAGCCTGGCAAAGGAGCTCCCGTGGCTGGATCATATCCTCCCATGCGCTGAGCGGCTTGTGAAGCACATCAACGGAAAACGTATATATACGCCCAACATCTATGTCGGAGCGAACGAATACGAGCAGATACTCCCGGACGCTGACGGCATCGGGAATTACTCGTTTTTCGTCCTGTCTGAGCCGCAGGAGACGTCGCATGACGTCGGCGGTATGGTGAAGGTTCGCTGTCCGTTCTCCCTCATCGTCTGGCTTGACATCAGGACGGTGGACGTCGAGGACATCAGGGACAGGGAGAGCGTCAAGCTTGCGATACTCAGGGCGCTGAAGCGCACATGGATGCGTCACGGCTCCTTCACTGTCAGCGAGATCTACGAGAGGGCTGAGAACGTGTTCAAGGGCTTCTCGACCGATGAGATAGACAACCAATACCTGATGCAGCCGTATTGCGGCTTCCGGTTCGCCGGGAAAATCGAGATAGAGGAGGACTGCGAGCTATGACGGGGTATTATGTTTGTGTCATGATATTCACGGCGTGCCTGTCGTCGTGGGTGATATGCCTCCTTCGCAAGGTAGGCTTCATTGAGTGGGTGCAGGTTCACGGGAACGATTTCTTCCACAAACTGTTCTCATGCGACTTCTGCCTCTCATGGTGGTGCAATGTCGCAGTCTGCTCTCTGGCGTCCATCGTCCTCAGGGAATGGTGGGTGCTGCTCCTTCCGTTCGTCAACACCAATATAACCAAAAAACTACTATGAAGACTGTTAAGATTGGGAAGCATGACGTCATGCTGTATGATGACATCTCGGAGCTTCCGATGCGCCGTTTTCACCGGTTCAACAAGATGCTGCTCGTCGATTCCGGGATTGGCACCGACCTCTCAGACATCGACAGGCACCTGGAACGCATCAAGGCATTCATCCGTAAGGAGAAGAAGGACGAGGCGCTCGCAGAGATTGAGAACATCCGCACTAACTTCTACTTCATCGGGCAGAACCTTTGCCCACGGTACCTGGCATTCGCCACGCTTGTTGCGGAGCTGGACGGGAAGCCTTGCGACGACCTGTCCGACGACGGTCTCCAGAAAGTGGTGGACGCTCTCGGTGACGTTCCTATGCCGACCTTGAACGCAGAGTTTGAGGCGGCTAAAAAAAAAATAGAGGATGACCTTGTGGTCTACTTCCCCGCCATGTTCGACGACCCGACAGTCAAGGAGTACTACGACATGATCCGCAGCAGGACGATTGCGGTGCTGGATGAGATCACACACGGAGCGGACGAGGAGACAGAGCGGAAGATTGACGACATCACGAACAGCATCCTCACCTATTCGTCTCCTCAGAACTTCAGGGGTACGGACAGCGTGGAGATACAGTTCGACCGCAACTTCGAGCGCATGTGCCACATAATCAGTTACCACCTCAACGTCTCTCCGAAGGACTACACTGTCACAGAGTACTACAGCGCATTCAACTACATCAAGGAAATCATCAAGGCGAAAAAACTGCCTGCTAAATTCAAATAACAACAAGAAACAATGGAGAACCCGATTAAATATTCCGACCTCGTCCAACCTGACGGGTCGATTGAGCAGCTGATCAGACAGCTGAACGAGTTGCGCTCCACTTACTCCAGCTCCATAAGCGACATCAAGAGCCAGGCGAACGGCTTGGCTGAATCCCTGAAGAACGTGAATGGAGCTACCACTGAAGGACGGCAGGCTACGAAGGAGGCTGCGACAGAGGTGGACAGGCTGCGGGAACAGCACAAGAAGCTCGCAGAGGCAGAGGAAGGGACACACAAGGAACTGATGCGCCTTAAGGACGCAACAAAGGAAGCGAACAAACTCTCGCAGCTTGAGACGAAGCTCGCCAACTCTAAGGAGGGAAGCTACAACAGGCTGAGCGCCCAGTATTCGCTCAACAAGATACGGCTCAACGCCATGTCCGACGCAGAGAGGCGGGCGACACGGGAAGGTCAGCAGCTCGAGCGTGAGACGAGGGCGATATATGAGCAGATGAAGAAGCTGCAGGAAGCGACTGGCAAGCACCAGCTCAACGTAGGTAACTACTACCAGGGGATGCAGCAGGCGATGGCTGGATACGGTCAGCAGCTGACGTCCATGGTCACCGGAAACAACATGTTCCTTCAGTCACTCGTCAGCCTTGGAGGAGGCATGAAGGGGACGACGAGCATCATGGGAGGACTTTCCGCAGGATTGAAAGCCCTCGGGTCTACGCTCATGTCTCTCATGGCTAATCCTGTATTCCTTGCAGTCGCAGGCGTGGCTGCAATCGGCGCAGGCTTCAAGTGGTGGTACGACTACAACTCAGGCATACAGGAGGCGACGAAGCTGACGAGAGAGTTTACCGGGATGGCTGGGGAGGAGCTCCAGCTGTTCAGGTCAGAGGTGCTCGCCATCGCCAACACATGGGGGCACGACTACAAGGAAACCTTGCAGGCTGTCGATTCCGTCGCTTCAAACTTCAAGATATCGTTCCAGGAGGCTGCAGAAGCAATCAAGGACGGATTCGTGGCAGGGGCTGACCTTAACGGCGACTTCTTGAGCAAGCTCGGGCAATATCCGGCTTATTTCAAGGAGGCTGGTCTCTCAGCCCGTCAGTTCATCGCAATCGTCACGCAGACCCGCTCGGGTATATTCGGCGATGCTGGATTGGATGCGATAAAGCAGGCTAACGCACGCATCCGTCAGATGACAGACCAGACGGCTGGCGCCCTCAACTCAATCGGCATCAATGCGAATAAAGTGCAGGAAGACCTCGTCAGCGGTTCCCGCAATACGTTCGACGTTCTGCAGGAGGTGTCAGCCAAACTCTCAGAGCTGCCGCCAGCCTCTCAGGAGGTCGGCGAGGTGCTCGTCAACGTGTTCGGTAAGCAGGGACGGGATGCTGGTCTTGAGATGATCAAGAGCCTGCAGGACATTAGCACAAACCTCGACGAGGTGAAGGCGCAGACAGGAGAGCTCGGACAGCTGGAGGAGGAGCAGATGAAGGCGGAGAAGGAATACCAGACGGCTCTGGCTGCGCTGTTCGACATGACAGGAGGAAACTTCGAGAAGATGAAGTCGAGTGTCTCTCTTTTCATCAAGCGTGGGCTCACGTCTCTGATTAAGGGAATCATCGACCTCGCCAACTACATCATCGAAGCTTACAACAAGAGTGCGACCTTCCGGGCTATCTGGAACGGCATCCAGTTCGTCTTCAAATCAACGTTCGCATTCATCGGAAACCTGTTCACGGCGTTCATTGACACCTTGAAGGGCATCGGAAAAATGGTAGTCGGCATCTTCACGTTTGACTTCGACGAGATTGCGGACGGATTCGAGAAGGCTGCGTTCGCAATCCCTAAGATGATCCACGCACAGGCGAAGGACATGTCACGCTACCTCGATGACGCAGTCAAGGCTCAGAACAGCAGGATGACGCCAATCAAGATACCGGTGGAACTGGACGACGGGACAGGAGGGACAGGTTCGCAGAGTTCAGGCACATCGACAGCACAGACCAGAAGGAGCGTCGTCCCATCATCAGCAGTCAAGAGCACACCGAAGAGCACGGCGGCGAGAGCAGCCAAGACAGCGAAAGCCAGGGCGAAGACACAGACGCAGGATCCGAACCAGCAGCACGACCGTACAATAGACGCAGCTTACCGGGCAGACCGTGCCAGGATTGAGGCGCAGCGGAAGGCTGAGGACGAAGCGCTGAAGATGGAGAACGATTCGCTGGCTAAGCGTCTCAAGGTGATAGACCTCCACTACAAGCGGGAGATTACGGACATCCAGTCCTTTATCAACATCAAGCGCCAGATGCGCATGTCAGACAACCGACTAAGCGCAGAGGAGGAACAGGCATATTACGACCAGATCCACGCACTGCAGGCTCAGTGGACACAGGCGCAGATGGACGCAAGCAAGCAGTATGACATAGATCAGCTGCAGCAGCAGAAAGAGGCGATAGACCTAAAGCTCAAGAGCGTGAGGGAAGGCACGACTGAAGAGCTGCGCCTCAGGATGGAGGCGCTTGAGAAGGAGCGGGAGATAGCGCTCCTGAGGAACGAGCTGCTCGACCCGGCGAACGCACAGAGCGCCGCAGACATCAACGCATCGTACGACGCACTTGCGCAGGAGATAAACGACAAGTTCATGCAGGCGAACCTTGAGCGGTTCGACAAGGAGCAGGAGCTTGCCCAGAGCGAGTTCGACCTGATGGAGCAGAGCGAGCGTGCGAAGACCCGCTACAGGCTCAAGGCGGAGAAAGAGAGGCTGGAGCGCATCCTCGACCTCAACCTTGCAATGGGCAAGAAAATGTCAGACGTCGAGGTTCAGACAATCATGAACCAAATCCAGAAAATCAACAAAGATATCGACAACGAGGCGCCGAAGGACATCTACGACACCTTGGGATTCAACCTGTCGGACGAGAAGAAGCAGGCTATAGACCAGTCCCTGCAGTATGCCAACGAGGCGCTCAATTCGTTCATGGATTCATACGTCAAGGCGGCAGAAGCCCGGGAACAGCTCGCACAGAAGCAGGTGGACAGCGCAAAGAGCACGCTGGAGGCTGAGATTGAAGCCAGGAACAAGGGCTATGCGTCAGACGTGGCAGGCGCACAGCGAGAGCTCGACCTCGCACGCAAGACGCAGGAGAAGGCACGGAGACAGGCTGAGAAAGCACAGAAGGCGCAGGCGCTCATACAGGCTGCGGAACAGGCAGGCAACCTCGTCACCGCATCGTCGCTCATCTGGTCGCAGCTCGGATTCCCATGGGCTATCCCGGCGCTCGCTGTAATGTGGGGCTCGTTCGCATATTCCAAGATAAAGGCAGTCCAGGCAGTGGGCAAGAGCGAGGAGTACGGAGAGGGCACCGTCGAGCTCCTGAGCGGTGGAAGCCACCAGTCAGGCAATGACGTAGACCTCGGGACGAAGTCTGACGGGACGAAGAGGAGAGCCGAAGGCGGCGAGTTTTTCGCTGTCATCAACAAGCGCAACTCCCGGAAGTTCCGCAAGCAGATCCCTGACGTCATCCGCTCTCTCAATGACGGGACGTTCGGCGCCAAGTACATGAACACTTACAAGACGGACGACGGGCTTGTGGTCAACGTATCCGGATCTCCTGAAGAGCTGAGAATGATGGCGACAGACGTCAGCGCAATCAGGAGGGCGCAGGAACGCAAGGTGTACACAGACGCCCACGGCAACACTATCGAACAGTATAAGAACCTCAGAAAAACGACAAGAAGATGAGAGCAGCACCAGAATACAGATTCTACATCCAGGTTGAGGAGGGGGCTAAAATCCTCTCCCATCCTGTGTGGAAGGCAGACATGAACATAGACTACCAGGCAGAGGACGGCGGCAAGTATTTCCGTCGGTCGCTTAGTGACAAGCTCACCTTCCTCGGTGATGATTACACAAGGATCATGGGCGCAGGATACGACGATACTGTCCATGTATGGATGGAGATCTCGACAGACCTCGGGCTCACATGGGAGCAATACTGGCACGGTACGTTCACACGCACGGACTGCACGATAAGGACGGATGACAGGATGCTTACTGTCCAGCCGTCTGTGTATGACGAGTACAAGGCTGTATTGGGCGGCATGGAGAAGGAGTTCAACATCATCGAGCTCAAGCCTCAGACAGACAGGGTCAAGGTAGCCAAGCGCCCGCTCATCCAGATATACGTCCCTGGTGACACCGTAGTGAGCTGCTTCATCTCCGGCAACAGCTGGGAGGAGGACGCTGAGGAGGTGACGAGTAAGTCAGACCTCGTCAACAGGTACCACTTCTCACTCAACACCATCCTTAAGGAGATGGAGGTGACAAGCTCCGGAGGCTTGGACGCAGCAGCCGGAACCTATTCAGGCAGGGTGACCGCAGACCAGAATGATCTGTGGAGCGGTAAGCTGTACAATGGAGACCGGACATATTACATCGAGGTGCGGCAGACGCAGGAGAGCGTTGCGGAGTATGAGTGGCAACAGACGAGTGTGTGGCTGTGCAGGGCGTCTGACGATGCGCAGCTGTACTACTACGAGCAGCTCAACGGCACGTTCGACAACAAGGTATTCACTATGTCCCCGGCAAGCGGCAGCGGAATGACGGGCAGCATGTCGGTCGACATGTGGACTTACAACATGTTCGCAAGACTGCTGTGTGACGTGGAGCAGCTCCACGGACAGGCAACCAACACAATCCCGGACGCCGACATAGTAACCAACAACCGCAATTACAGGCGCTGCGCCGGGTATGCCGTCCCGGTGACGTACATCAGCAACCTCCACAGCACGGAGCCGTCAGAGTATGGGCGCAGGGACGACGGCACATACTTCCTGCCTCCATACACGGCGGTGGGAAACAAGATGTTCCCAGTCGCACAGTCCACTTGGAGATACGCATCGCTGTGGTTCTCACACAACCTCGTGGATGAGGAGACGGACAGGAGGGCAAGGAAACAGTACATACTCCGTGACGCATACGAGATGGCAAGCTGCATCTCAGTGCTGCTCGGAGAGATAGCGCCTGGCATCACACACCAGGCGACGGCAGACTACAGCACCTTCCTGTACGGAGACACCAATCCCGTGAGCGGTGACAGGTGGAGGCTGTACATGACGCAGAAGACCAACATACTGAAGGGCGAGTATTCAGAGCCCGCAATGAAGGCTGAGACGAGCCTCTCGCAGATCCTGCGCATGCTGCGTGACGTGTTCGGGCTGTATTGGTTCATCGACGGAGACAACCGCCTCCGCATCGAGCACATCTCATGGTTCCTGCGTGGCGGGTCATACCAGTCAGACATCAGGGAGGTGGGCTACGACCTGACGACAATGCTCAACGTGAGGAACGGGAAGCCGTGGTCGTACGGTCAGGGAGAGCTCACCTACGAGAAGGAATCAATGCCTTCGCAGTACAAGTACGGGTGGATGGACGAGACGACGGCAGGCTTCTCCGGTCTCCCGGTCAACATCTTGTCGCCTGTGTCAGAGCAGGGCAAGATTGAGGAGATTGACATCAGCGGCTTCACCAGCGACGTCGATTACATGCTCCTTAATCCGTCAGCATGCTCAGAGGACGGCTTCGCACTGCTTGCGGTCACTGAAGCCAACGCACTCGAGCGTGATGATTCTGAGAACTATTATCCGGGATTCTACGGCTCGCACGGAGAGCGTGGTGTGAACAATTCCTACTCCACGCCGCTATATCCTCTCTTCGACGGATACACAGGCAAGGGAGGCAAGGTGACGGTTGAGGCAGCCGGAACCGGGCAGGCTGTCGCCCAGTTCTTCGATGCGGACGGCAGACCAGTCACACCGGAGGTTGGAGGGGTGGATCCTGGAACGGTCACACTGTCCTTCGACGCAATACCGGAAGGTGCTGTGTCGTTCGGGTTCGTCATGCTGTCCGGGTATCTCGACTTCAATGTGTTCCAGATGCGGATAAGTGGTGAGTACGAGCTCCCGTTCCGCAAGGTCAAGGTCGCAGGGGTTGACTACACCATGCAGAACGGATTCCTCGCATTCGCAGACCTGATACCGAAGTATCTCACATACGAGATGCCGTCACGCAACATCGAGGTGAACGGACAGGAGACGACAGCGAGAGGGATCCAGCGCAAGGCAAGGCAGACTGTCAAGTTCCCGGCTGGAACAGTTGAGCCAGACATAAAAAAAATTGTAAAAAGTTCGGTAGGATTTGGCGGGATACAATCCGCCTCGTTAAATTTGTGTTCGAGGATGATTAGCGCAGTATTGACTTATGAAAATGACATCTAACAACAACCTCACGCCGCTTGCGTGGTACAGGTCAATCAGAGAGCAGCACCAGCGGAAGAGCTACGCATACGGACAGGTCTATCCGCTGTATGCTCCGACAGACATCCTTCTCCCGTTCCAGATCATGAGGGAGCACAGGGAAGGAGCTGACACGCTCACGGTCAG